TTTTTGTACCAAACCGTATAACATGGGAAAACTGGGAAAAGTTTATAGTAGATGCAAACACAACGCACACACTACCTTATTTTCAAAATACGGGAACAATTACAGCGGCACAAAAGAAGTTTCTTGATTATTTGGGAGTACCCCCAAATAATAGTAGCCCAAGTGTACCTATAAACATTAATGCGCTGCCACTTGCAGCTTATCAAGCAATATATAACGAGTATTATAGAGACCAAAATTTGGTGCCTGAGGTAAATTATGAGTTATCTGACGGAGATAATACATTAAACTCAGATTTAACCGTATTACGCAAAAGAGCATGGGAGCACGATTATTTTACAAGTGCTTTACCATTTGCACAAAAAGGAACTGCAGTAGATATTCCAATTGGACAAGTTGAAAATGATGTGCCTGTAAGAATCAGTAATACTTTTGTTGATAGAATGATTGCAACTGCAGATTATCCTTCAGGTTCTAATGGTGGCTATAACAAAGCAGTCAAACGTGATTTAGGAAGTTCAACAGTAGATCCAAATTTCTTATTTGTAGACGGCGATGAATTTGATATTTCAGCAACAACAATTAATGATTTACGTAGAGCATTTCGTTTACAAGAATGGTTAGAGAAAAACGCGCGTGGCGGAACCAGATATATTGAAAATATTTTAATGCATTTCGGTGTTAAGAGTTCCGATAAGCGTTTGCAAAGACCAGAATATATAACAGGAGTAAAAACACCAGTAGTAATTAGTGAAGTATTAAACACGACTGGTCTAAGCGATGAAACCCCACAAGGTAACATGGCAGGTCATGGAGTAGCTGTAACAACTGGAAAATATGGTACTTATTTTTGTGAAGAGCATGGATATATCATCGGAATCATGTCCGTTATGCCAAAAACTGCTTACCAGCAAGGAGTACCAAAAACATATCTTAAAAATGACCCGCTTGATTTTTTCTGGCCTTCATTTGCACATATTGGAGAACAACCAGTAGTAAACGCAGAGTTATTTGCATATACAGCAGGCGACCAGAATACATTTGGTTATGTTCCTCGTTATGCAGAGTATAAATTTATGCCAAACAGAGTAGCTGGAGATTTCCGCACAACGTTAGCATATTGGCACTTGGGTAGGATATTTGCAAATTTGCCTTCTTTAAACCAAACATTTATTGAGTGTAATCCAGATGATGTAGAACGCATATTCGCGGTAACTGATGACCCCGAAGGAACGGACAATTTGTATTGTCAAGTATTGCATAAGATTCGTGCAGTAAGACCTATGCCTAAGTTCGGAACTCCAATGTTCTAATATGAGTACAAGATGCCAAACACCCTTCCATAAGAAAATGGAAATAGTAAAAGGTGTAGAAACTGGATATATGCCATTTCCATGTGGAAAATGTCCAGCATGTATAAGACGCAGAGTATCAGGATGGGCATTTAGACTAAACAAACAAAGTGAGCAGAGCAATTCTGCTCACTTCGTTACTCTTACTTATAATGATGAGCATATTAAAACCACAAAGAATGGTTTGCAAACGCTTGTTAAAAAGGATGTACAAGATTTTTTTAAAAGGCTTAGAAAATTAACTAAGCAAAAAATATCTTATTACGCAGTAGGAGAATATGGCGACACTGGCGACAGACCTCATTATCATATTATATTATTTAACGCAAATCCTAAAATAGTAGAAAATGCTTGGAAGCTTCATGATATTAGTATCGGTAATGTCCATTTTGGTGATGTTGGTGATGCCAGCGTTGGTTATACTCTCAAGTATATTAACAAGGAAAAGAAGATACCGCAATTTAATGGGGATGACAGACAAAAAGAGTTCGCACTTATGTCTAAAGGATTGGGTGCAGGATATTTAACCCCAAATATGATAAAGTGGCATACTAGCGGTAACATAGAGAACAAAGTATATTTACCACTAAAAGACGGCAAGAAAGCCGCAATGCCAAGGTATTACAAAGACAAAATTTATGATCAAGATTTCTATTTAGATGAAAATGGAAACAAGGTAAGGTCGAAGGCACAAAGATTTAGAATCGGAGTATTTATGCGTGCAGAATCGCAAAAACAGGCAGATGTATTACAGAAAAAGTATGGCGATTTGTACTGGTATAAACATGCTGAAGAAACCGCAAATGATTTCAGAAGAATGGCTAAAAAAGCAAAAACAAGACAAAAACCATTTAAAAAACAATCATTAAAAGCAAGATTATGACACACAAAGGAGTAAGTTCAAAAATGAAACCTTATTTAGGTCAAGTGAACAATCAAGAAAGTAAGACAATACCTGATCAATCAATGACATTAAGGGAATTACTTATTAGATACGCTAAAGGTCTCCCATTGGAAGGAGCAAAAACACCTATTTGGGAAGGTGAAGAAGGATTTGATGTAGATCCTGAAAAATTAGATTTAGCAGAAAGAGAAGAATTAGCAGAAAAAGCTCGTGAAGAGTTAAAAGCTATTAACGAAAGAGTAAAAGAGGAAGTAGAAAAGAAAAAGGCAAAGAAAAGAACAACTATAACAGAGATTAAAGATGAAAATGAACAAAACTCTTAAACAACGTTTAAGATGTTCTAAAATCTCTGATTTTAGACAGATTAAACGGAAGACAAGCGTAGCGCGTCAGCAAAGGAAAATAAGCACTAATACACCCTTGATATATTAGTGCTTATTGACACTAAAGTCAAAAAGCGACAAAAAAGCGAGAAGGACAAGGAGGCACGACGCGAACGCCAAGCGAATAAGGAGCAAAAAACACTTTAGTAAAAAACCTAAAAAAACACTATATGGATCCACTTATTATAGCAGCAGGTATTTCAGCAGCAGCATCAGGCGGAAACGCAGCAGCAACCGCTAAGATGAATAAAAAAACTCGTGAATGGAACGAGAAAATGTATGGAATACAAAGACAAGACGCTTTACAAGATTGGATGCGTCAAAATGAGTATAATAGTCCAGCAGCACAAATGGCAAGGCTTAAACAAGCCGGACTTAATCCACATTTAATATATGGTGGAGGACCTGGAAATGTATCACAAGCTGTAAGAGGAACAGACGCAAAAAGTTGGAACCCACAAGTACCACAAGTGAATTTAGATAGTGCTATAAATAGCGCATTTTTTAAGCAGTATGATTTAAGATTAAAAGATGCACAAAAAGACCAAGTAGCAGAAAATATAAAATTGACAAGAGATAAACAATTAGAAACTCAAGCAAAAGCAGCAGGTATTTTAGCAAGTTCAGCAAAAACTAAACAACAAATTGCTCAATCTGAGCAATTGTTTGGTTATACATTAGAACAAGCAAAACTTAATAATAGAAATTCAATAGCAAATATTGAAAGTACATTAACTAAGAATGAACAACTAAAAATGATGTTCTCTCCTACTCTTGAAGCAGCAGTAATTAATGTATTACAAGCAAAGAAGAATTTGGCAAAAACACAATCAGAAATAAATCAAATAGATCAAGCAATTAAAAATGCTAAACAAGACAATGAGATTAAGCAGTTAGATATTGATATAAAAAAGTTGGGTATACAACCTACTGACAACATGTTCTTAAGAATGGGAGCAAGAATTTTAAACGGAATATTTAATGACAAACCCAAAGACCAGACTTGGCAGAAGGACTATAACAAGCCAAATAACATATTAAACAGGTAAAAACTAACACCCCTACCCGATAGGGTAGGGGATATCCACATATATGTGGAAAAAAAAGTATATAAAAAGTTTGGATATGTCGTGTAATTAACTGAGATTGAATATAATATAAATTATAGGAATTACATTATGTTAAATACAATTATAAACAATTAAAACTCAACACAATGCGCAGAAGATTGTACAGCAAGCGAAACCGCAAACGTCGGTCAAAAATTAAAAGACTTCGTAAATATTACGTAAGTCGTGGAGGTATTAGATTATAAACCTATATAAACAAAACCAACAAAAATGGCAAACAAAAACCTTTTCAACTCGGTTGAAGTAAGTAAACCGAAAAAGAATGTGTTTGATTTAACACATGATGTAAAAATGTCAAGTAAAATGGGACAGCTTACGCCTACATGCGTGATAGAATGTGTACCTGGTGACATGTTTAATATTGGATGCGATAGTTTAATACGATTCGCACCACTACTCGCCCCAGTTATGCATAGAATGGATGTAAGTATGCATTATTTTTTTGTACCAAACCGTATAACATGGGAAAACTGGGAAAAGTTTATAGTAGATGCAAACACAACGCACACACTACCTTATTTTCAAAATACGGGAACAATTACAGCGGCACAAAAGAAGTTTC